CAGAAAGGATGTGTTACATAGTGAATGACAAAGACCTTTCCCAACAGGCCAAGGATTTTCTGAACCAAATCAGCCGCCTTGATGCCTTGATCAATAGACTTCTGAACACGATTGCAACGGAGCGTTCCCGGTTGACTTCCATCGGGTGTGAACTGAAACAGGACAAGGTTCAGACTTCAGGCCCCAAGAACAGCCTTGAAGAAACGATCTGCAAAATTGATGAACTTGAAAGAACCATCAACGCCCGGATTGATGAACTTGTTAACCTGAAGAACACCACCATGAAGGCAATTCAGAGCCTTCCTGACTTCGATCAGCAAAATGTTCTGATTGCCCGATATATTGACGGGAAGAAATGGCTTGATATTGCCTTTGACCTTAACTTTTCAATTTCACAGGTTTACAAGATTCACGGGAAGGCCCTGATTTCTTTTTCTGAAAAGAACCCTAATCTTTTATTATCGCTTGAACAGTAGTGTAAAATCCTATTCTTGTGAAAATGTGATAGGATTTTAGAGTATCACCCGTGCGAAAATAATAGTGTAAAAATGCACCCCTTATAGGGGTGCATTTCACTTTTTTAGGAAAGGGGTGAATACCTGTGACACCAAGACAGCGGAAGTTCTGTGATGAATACCTGATCAGCGGCAATGCTACGGATGCGGCAATCAAGGCGGGGTATTCGCCCAAGACCGCAAAGCAGATAGGTTCTGAAAACCTTGCAAAACCTGACTTGAAAGCGTACATCGAAACTGAACTTGAAAAACTTCATTCGGCCAAGATCGCTGACGCTGAAGAAGTCATGAAATACCTGACTTCGGTGATGCGGGGTGAACATACTGAAGAAATCCCGATCCTGTGCGGTGACGGTTGCCAAGAGTTGACGCAGAAAGAGGTTGGAGCCAAGGAAAGGCTGAAGGCCGCTGAACTGATTGGCAAGCGTTATGGTATGTTCACGGACAAGGTAGGTGTGGAAGGGGCCGTTCCGGTGATTATCACGGGGGATGATCAACTTGAAGATTAGCCCACAGGCCAAACGGGTTCACCTTCCTGAAGTGGTTGGCAAGGGTTACGGAACCTTCTGGAACTTCAAAGGCCGTTACCGGGTGTGTAAGGGAAGCCGTGCTTCCAAGAAATCCAAGACAACGGCCCTGAACATCATCAAACGGATGATGCAATACCCGGAAGCCAATACCCTTGTGGTTCGCAAGGTGTTCAGAACCTTGAAAGATTCCTGTTTCACTGAACTGAAATGGGCAATCAACCGCCTTGGGGTTTCAGCCTATTGGGAAATCAAGGAAAGCCCCCTTGAAATGACCTACCTTCCCACCGGTCAGAAGATTTACTTCCGGGGCCTTGATGATCCCCTGAAGGTCACTTCATTTACGGTTGAAATTGGCTATCTGTGCTGGTGCTGGATTGAAGAAGCATACGAAATCATGAATGAAGCTGATTTTGATATGCTGGATGAATCCATCCGTGGTGCTATCCCGGAAGAAACCGGCCTGTTCAAGCAAATCACGCTGACATTCAACCCGTGGAACGAAAAGCATTGGATCAGGAAACGCTTCTTCGGGGAGATCACCGGCAAGGATGCCCAAGGGAACCCCACATACAAGTTCCATGATAGCTGGATCAGCCCGGATGGGCAGATTTACGCCACAACCACCAATTACCTGTGTAATGAATGGCTGGACACGGCGGATTTGAAGGTGTTCAACACCATGAAGGAAAACAACCCCCGCCGCTACAAGGTGGCTGGCCTTGGGGGTTGGGGCATTGTGGATGGCCTGATTTTCGATAATTGGCGGGAAGAAGCCTTTGATTATCTGGCTATTTCCAAGAAGCCTGATGTGAAAAGCGCCTTCGGCCTTGACTTTGGTTATACCAACGATCCCACGGCCCTGTTCTGTGGGCTGGTGAGTGAGAAGGAAAGAACCATTTGGGTGTTTGATGAACTGTATGAAAAGGCCCTGACGAACCGGGCAATCTGTGACCGGATCACCGGCATGGGTTACGGCAAGGAACGGATCAAGGCCGATTGTGCCGAACCCAAGAGCATTGACGAATTGCGGGAAGCTGGCCTTCATCGTATCAGAGCCGCCCGGAAGGGCAAAGACAGCGTAAACAATGGCATTCAGTACATTCAGGATTATAAAATCATCATTCACCCCCGCTGTGTGAACTTCTTGACTGAAATCAGTAACTACACATGGGATGAAGATAAATTCGGGGCCAAGATCAACGTTCCCATTGATGATTTCAACCACCTTATGGACGCTATGCGTTACGGGCTGGAAGATATGTTGGTTGGCCCGACATATTCTTTTTCTTAATTCCTGAAAACCTCTTGACTTTTCTTTGTAGGTACATTATAATTTAATTGTACCCACAAAGAAAGGCGGTGAAGCTGATGGGTATTTCAAAAGGAACCAAGCTGACTGACAATCCCAAAAACACAACATTCAAAGTGCGACTTGATGAAGAAACTTCCAAGCGGCTTGAAATCGTATCTGCTGAAACTAAAGTTTCCAAAGCGGAAGTAATCAGAAAAGGGATTGACATTCAGTTTGAAGCCTTAGACAAAAAATAAGACAATCGGGGAGCCGTGGAAAGCAAATCCCGATTGTCTTACCCACCAGAGGTTTCCCAACTGGATAAATCCATTCTATCACAGTTGGGAACTTCTATCAAGTGAAAATTGATGGAGGTTTAACATGGAAAAATTGATCAAGAGCATTGAAAGCGTACACCCCGGCAAGTATGACCTTCGCAGGAATGAACTGGATGAACTCTATGACGCATATCATCACGATACTTTCAGGCTGATTGCCGTGGTGTTCAAGCTGGGCTTTGCCCGTGGACAGAAGGCGGTGAAGAATGGGTAATTTCATCGACCTAACCGGCAAACGATTTGGACGGTTAGAAGTTATCAGCAGGGCAAATAACAATTCGGAAAATCTAATTTGCTGGAATTGCAAATGTGATTGTGGAAATATGAAGGTTGTTCGTGGAAAAGATTTGAAGCGAGGACACGCTAAATCTTGCGGGTGCTTGCAGAAAGAATTATTAACAGAAGTGAAGATTTCAAAGACACACGGCCTTTATGGAACCCGGTTAAGCCGCATTTGGCGAAACATGAAAAATCGCTGTTATAATCAGCGTGATAAGGTTTTTCACTTTTATGGTGAGCGTGGAATTACCGTCTGTGATAAATGGAAGGACAGTTTCCAAGCCTTCTATGACTGGGCTATGTCACATGGGTATCAAGATGATTTGACCATTGACCGAATTGATGTGAATGGTAATTACTGCCCGGAGAATTGTCGGTGGGTTAGCATGAAAGTTCAGAACAATAACAGACGCCCAAGAAGTAAAGCTAAATAAAGTATTGCCCACTCCGTAAAATGCGGGGTGGGCAATCTAATTAATAACATGATAGTAACAAAACACACGAAAAACGCACGGTTTCCGTGTGTTTGTGTTTATTAAGCAATGAAGAAAGGCGGTGATTGAATATGCCCATGCTTGTTGAAACTGAAATGGCCCGGATCAATCGCCTGATTGTGATGGGCGGATATACCGGAATGACTGAACTTCAGTTTTTCGCCGCTGAAATTGATGAATGGAAGCGGAGCCGGAAACGGAAGGAACAGATTATCGGGGATGCCTATTATGAAGGCTACCATGATATTCTTCAGCGGAAGCGCACCATTATTGGTGAGGATGGCAAACTTCAGGAAGTTGATAACCTTCCCAATAACAGGCTGATTGACAACCAATTTGCCCTGATGGTGGATCAGAAAACCAACTACCTTGTGGGCAAGCCCTTCACCGTGACCTGTAAAAACAAAACCTATGCCGATTTACTGACCAAGGTTTTTGATAAGCGGTTCAACCGCCTTCTGAAGTATGTCTGTGAAGATGCCCTGAAAGGCGGGATCGGCTGGTTGTTCCCCTACTATGGGGATGATGGGAAACTTGCCTTCAAACATTTTCCCGCCCAAGAAATTCTTCCGTTTTGGACTGACGATGATCACACAATCCTTGATTGTGCAATCCGGCTTTACCCCCAAGAGGTTTGGAAAGGGCTTACCAAGGAAATTGTGGAGCGGGTGGAAATCTTCAAGCATGATGGCATTTGGCGTTATGTGTACGATGGAACCACCCTGACCCCGGATGAACAGTTGGGGGAGCATGAAAACTACTTCAGCATTGATGATGGGGAAGAAACTGTTGAATTGAATTGGGAGCGGATTCCCCTGATCCCGTTCAAGTACAACAAGCAGGAAATCCCCCTGATTCGCCGGGTGAAAACCCTTCAGGATGGTATTAACACCATGCTTTCCGACTTTGAAAACAATATGCAAGAGGACGCACGGAACACCATTTTGATCTTGAAGAACTATGATGGTGAAAACCTTGGGGAGTTCCGGCGTAACCTTGCCACTTATGGAGCCGTCAAAGTTCGGGATGATGGCGGAGTTGAAACCCTGACCGTTGAAATCAATTCGGAAAACTTCAATTCTATTCTGAAGTTGTTCAAAGATAAGCTGATTGAAAATGCCCGTGGGTATAATGCCAAGGATGATCGGATGGGGAACAACCCCAACCAAATGAACATCCAATCCATGTATTCTGACATTGACCTTGACGCAAACGGCATGGAAACCGAGTTCCAAGCGGCCTTTGAAGAACTGTTGTGGTTCATCAATCAGGATTTCAGCAACAGGGGCTTGGGCGATTATGAAGGCGCTGAACTTCAGATCGTGTTCAACCGTGACATTCTAATCAATGAAACGGAATCCATTGAAAACTGTTCCAAGTCCGTTGGTATTCTGTCCACGGAAACCATTGTGGAACAGCACCCGTGGGTTACGGATGTTGAAGTGGAGCTGGCCCGGTTGCGTAAGGAAAAGGATGAAGCAATGGCCCAAGCGCAGGAATACGCCGGGGCTTTTGACAATGTTCAAAAGGATGATCCTGATGGGAATGAAGGCGGGGATGAATAATCCCCGCCTTACCTATGCCGGGGCAATAATGGGGCGGGGCCGGGGTTCACCTCCTTACCCGGTCAAAGGTGCAATTCCTTTCCCCGGTACTTTATATGGACAGATACCCAAGTGGTAAAGGGGCCGGTTTGCTAAACCGGTAGGCCGGGAAACCGGTGCATGGGTTCAAACCCCATTCTGTCCGCCACATGGCGCATTCGGCAAGAGGTTAAGCCACCGGGCTTTCAATCCGGGATCGGTGGGTTCGATTCCCCCATGCGTCACCATTTGCCGGGTTGGTGGAATTGGCAGACACACCGGATTCAAAATCCGCCGCCTTTTGGCGTATGGGTTCAAGTCCCATACCCGGCACCAATATTGGGGTATAGCCAAGCGGTAAGGCAAGGGGCTTTGACCCCCTGATGCGTTGGTTCGATCCCAACTACCCCAGCCATATCAAGAAGGGAGCGTGACCCCGTGAAGAATGCTGACTATTGGCGGGGCCGGTTTGCCATTCTTGAAAATTCGGCCCACAAACAAGCGGATGAATACCTTCAGACCCTTGAAGATATTTACCGGGAAGCTGAACAATCTGTTCAACGGGATATTGAAAGCTGGTATCAGCGTTTTGCCACCAATAACAAGGTGACTTTGGCTGAAGCCCGGAAGATGTTGACCACTGGACAGCTTGAAGAATTCAAGTGGACGGCTGAACAGTATGTGAAAGCCGCACAAAGGGCCAACCTTTCAGAAGATTGGATCAAGAAGCTGGAAAACGCTTCAACCCGTTTCCATGTCAGCCGCCTTGAAGCAATCCAACTGCAAATCCAACAGGAAATGGAACTTCTGTTTGGAAATCAGGTGGATGGAATTGATGATCTTCTGAAAGATGTGGTTTCCAATGGGTACACCCGTGGAGCCTTCGAGGTTCAAAAGGGCATTGGCCTTGGGTGGGATTTCACCGCCCTGAACCAAAAGAAACTTGAAACTTTACTTTCAAAGCCTTGGACAACTGACGGGCGAACCTTTAGTGATCGTATTTGGTTCAAGAAGCAAGAACTGGTCGATAGCCTTCAAAAAGAATTGGTTCAGGGCCTTCTTCGTGGTGACAGCCCCCAAAAAATCACGGATGCCATTCAGAAGAAGTTCAAAGTTTCCCGGTATCAGGCCGCAAGGCTTGTAAATACGGAAACAAGCTATTTTAACGCCCTTGCCGCAAAAGAAACCTATAAGGAATTGGGCGTGAAGAATGTAGAGATTTTGGAAACGCTGGATTCCATCACCTGTGCGTTTTGTGCAAGTATGGATCGAAAAGTGGTTCCCATGTCGGAGTTTCAACCGGGTGTTACCGTTCCCCCGTTTCATCCACATTGCCGAGGAACTACGGTTCCCGCCATTGATGAAAAATATATGGGTGAAAGAGCCGCAAGGGATCAGGATGGAAAAGTTTACTATGTCCCCGGTAATATGAGTTATTCCGAATGGAAGAAAACTTTTGTGGACAACGGTTCCAAAGATGGGTTGACCCTTGCAACCATCGGGAGTATAATTAAAAATACAGTTTCGATGGTAAAAAGCGAGGGTTCCAATGTGCAGACGGTAGGCCGTATTGATATAGAAAAATACCGTTGCATTACGGACGAGATCGCCACCGATGAAGTGATTATCACCCCGGAACGGATTCAGCATATTGAAGAACGCCACCCCGGAGATTACGAACAGTTCGTTAAGTATGTTGCGGATATTCTGGAAAACCCGGATTACATCTTGGAAGCAAACAAGCCTAATACCGGTGTGATTCTGAAAGAAATTGAAGAAAATGGCGAAAAGTTCAAAGTGATTCTACGGGTAAAGGTAGAGAGTGACCCCGCTGAATATCGAAACTCCATCTTGTCCTTCTGGCAAATTGGTGAAACCACATGGAAGAAGAATGTGAAGAACAAGAAAATCCTTTACAAGCGGGAATAATACTGCTATACTTTAGATAGGATAAGAACGGGCTTTGAGGTGGAAAAAGCGTTCCCATACGCCACACGCCTTTTGGTAGTGGGCAAAAGAGATGCCGGGAGTGACGCTCCGGCCAAAGTCCAATCTTCAAGGGAACAGGTGAAAACCTGTTCCCTTCTTCTATGTGCTGAAAAAAATTGAAAAACCCTCTTGACTTTTTGAGTTCCAATTATTATAATAAGTTTGTGGAACTCAAAAAGTGAGGTGATACGATGTTTCCACGAACCGGAAGGCCGAAAGCGAACAATCCCAAAAGGAATGATGTGAAAGTTCGATTGGACGATGAAGCAACAAAACGCCTTGATGAATATTGCGCCAAGCATGATATTACACGGGCAGAAGCTATTCGGCAAGGGATTGATTTACTTTTGGCACAAGAAAAGTGAAACAGCCGCTCCACCCTGAACAAGTAAGCGACTGTTTCTAAAACCAGAGGTTTCCCAACTGGATAAATCCATTCTATCACAGTTGGGAACTTCTATCAAGTGAAAATTGATGGAGGTTTAACATGGAAAAATTGATCAAGAGCATTGAAAGCGTACACCCCGGCAAGTATGACCTTCGCAGGAATGAACTGGATGAACTCTATGACGCATATCATCACGATACTTTCAGGCTGATTGCCGTGGTGTTCAAGCTGGGCTTTGCCCGTGGACAGAAGGCGGTGAAGAAGGCATGAATGAACTTCAGGTATTCACCAACCCCGAATTTGGACAGGTACGAACCGTGACCATTGAGGAAGAACCGTGGTTCGTGGGTAAGGATGTAGCGGTTGCCTTGGGGTATTCCAATACCAAAGATGCCCTTCACCGTCATGTTGACCCGGAAGATAAAGGGGGGTCGCAAATCACGACCCCCTCCGGTGAACAGACCATGACCATCATCAACGAATCCGGTTTGTATGCCCTGATCTTCGGAAGCAAGCTGGAAAGCGCCAAACGCTTCAAGCATTGGGTGACGCATGATGTTCTACCCGCAATCCGCAAAACCGGAAGTTATTCCATCATCCCGAAAGCAAGAGCCTTGACCACAGACGATTACATGAAAGCGGCACAACTGGCCGCTACCTGTCGGAATGAACGGCTTCCCTATGTGCTTGGATTTCTGAAACAGGCCGGGTTTAATATCCCGGAAGTGACCGCCACGCCCCCGGCCTTGGATGGGCCTGTGGATTGCACGGAGATTCAAAGACTGATGGATGAACGGGGCATTTCCGTAACGGAACTTTCCAAGCTGACGAACATTTGCAAAGCGTCTTTGAGTTATTACAAACGGGGCATTTACAAGCCGAACCGTGAACGCTATCGTATTATCATTGACGCATTAACTTAATTGATGATCTGACCACCCCGGCCTTTGGCCGGTGGTGGTTTTTTCATACCATTTTCGCCGTTTCCCGGTGGTGGGCGGTAAACAGAACCGGGAAAATCGTGGTTCCTAACCCACGGTAAAAAAGGATTTTGGAGGTAACAACAATGACTAAAGAAAAGCTGTTGGAATGGGGCCTGACTGAAGAACAGGCCACAAAGGTTATGGAGGGCTTGAACGGTTCTTTTGTGACCAAGGCCCGCTTCAATGAAGTGAACGAGGAAAACAAAGCCCTGAAAGCCCAAGTTTCTGAACGGGATGGGCAGATTGACACCCTGAAGAAATCCGCTGGTGATAACACGGAACTTCAGAACCAAATCACCGCCCTTCAGGAAGCCAACAAGCAGAAAGACAAAGACCACGCCAATGAAATCAAAGCCCTGAAGATCGGCAATGCCGTTGATTTGGCCCTTTCCACCGCCAAGGCCAAGAACCATGTTGCGGTGAAGGCGCTGTTGGCCGATTTCCTGACCAAAGCGGAATTGGCCGATGATGGCACGGTGAAAGGGCTTGATGATGAAATTGGGAAGCTGGTAAAGGGTGAGGATACCGCTTTTCTTTTCGACAACACCGGCAAGGCCAAATTCAAGGGGGCCAAGGCCGCTGAAAAGAGTGATCCCCACAATCAGCCCACCGGGGATGATCTTTCCAAAATGTCCTATGACGAACTTTGCAAGTATTTGGAGGACAACCCGGACACCACTTTGGAATAATCCACCCCTTGATCTACACAAAGAAAGGAAGTTTGAACAATGGCTAACAGCAAGTTTGATGCAAAGTCTTTCAACCCTGAAGCCTTCAAGTATATGGTTGGCCGTATTCCCAACCTGACCTTGAATGCTTTGAAGAAATCCCGTGCGCTGGCCGGGAACCCCGATATTCGGGCGGTGTTCACCAGTCAGAACGGCACCGCTTACGCCCGTCTTGCCATGCGTGGCCTGTTGGATGGGGATGCGGTGAACTATGATGGTGAAACCGATATTACCGCCACTTCCACCAAGACCTTTGAACAGGGTATGGTGGTGATCGGTAGAGCCAAGGCGTGGACTGAAAAGGATTTCAGCTATGACATTACCGGTGGGGTTGACTTCATGGGTAATGTTTCCGCCCAAGTTGCCGAGTACAAGGACACCTTGGATCAGAAAACCATTCTGTCCATGCTGAAGGGTGTTTTTGCTATGCCCACCACGGACACCAAGAACAAGGAATTTGTGGAGAAGCATAGCACCACCATTTATGGCAAGATGGATGCCACCACCCTGAATTCCGCTGTGAACAAGGCTTGCGGAGCCAACAAGCAGAAGTTCACCCTTGCCTTCATGCACTCTGATGTTGCCACCAACCTTGAGAACATGAAGCTGTTGGAGTTTATGAAGCAGACGGACGGGGACGGTATTCAGAAGGATTTGACCCTTGCCACTTGGAATGGCCGCACCGTGGTTGTGGATGATGACCTTCCCGCCGTCACCGGTTATGCTGATGCCGATGCCGACACCCCCGGCGCTTTGAAGATCGTTGCTTCTGGCGGTGACAATACCACCACCATTGCCCTTGCAAGCGCCACCCCCTACTTCGGCACCCGCACCCTTGCCGCTGATATGTATGTGGTTCCCGCTACGCAGTACACCACCTATATCATGGGGAACGGCGCTATTTCCTATGAGGATATTGGGGCCAAGGTTCCCTATGAAATGGCCCGTGACCCCAAGACCAATGGCGGTGTTGATACCCTGTATATGCGTCAGCGCAAGGTGTTCAGCCCCTTTGGTATCAGCTATGAGAAGAAAAGCCAAGCCAAGCTGTCCCCCACTGATGCCGAGTTGGAAAACGGGCAGAACTGGACACTGGTTCATAGCGGCGAAACCACCGCTTCCCAGCGCACTTATATCAACCACAAGGCGATTCCCATTGCCCGGATTCAGTCTTTGGGCTGATGGAATGGCGGTGATCCCCGTTGCGTGAAGATGTTGTGGCAATGCTGACGGCCCTTGGCGTAACGGGGGCCGCTACTGATCCGCTGTTGGATATGGTGATTACTAATGTTCAATGGCGGATCAAAAATTTAACCAACCTTCGGGAAGTTCCTGAAGGGCTGGAAAGTATGGCCGTATTTATGGCCGTGGGTGAATACCTGAACATGAAGAAGGCCAACGGGCAGTTGGAAGGGTTTGATCTTGAAGCGGCGGTAAAACAAATTCAGGAAGGTGACACCAATATTTCTTTTGCGGTGGGTGACGGCAATTCCACCCCGGAACAGCGGTTGGATAGCCTGATCAACTTCCTGATCAATGGCCGGATGGATGAAATTTACCATTACAGGCGGTTGGTATGGTAAGCGCCCAAAGGAAAGCCCTTGAACGGCTGTGGAAGGATCGCTGTTCCGTTTTCGTGAAAAAGAAAGTCACCGATCCAACCACAAAACTGACTGATTTTGTGGAAACGCCGCTTCTTCAAGATCAGCCCTGTAAACTGTCTTTTGAAACTTTAACTTCAAGTTCTGGTGATCCCGTGGCCGCAATCACCCAAACTGTGAAGCTGTTCCTTTCCCCTGATGTGGAAATCCCCGCTGGTTGTAAAATCGTGGTGACACGGTTCAACGACCTTGAACGGAAGTTCACCTATTCTAAAAGTGGTGAAGCCGGGGTTTTCACCAACCACCAAGAAATCCAGCTTGAACCTTTCAAGGGGTATGCTTGATGGCAAAGTGGGGTAAATGCGATTTCAAGCAACTGGAACGGCTGAACAAGAATATGGAAAAGCTGATGGGCGCTGACTTGGATAAGTTCTACCAGAAAGCGGCCAAAGAGCTTGCGGGACGGTTGCTGAACAAGGTTGTGAAGCGGACACCGGTTGTATATGGAACCTTGCGTGACGCATGGGCGGTAATGCCTGTGGGCCACCGTGGGAACCATTACACGGTTGTTGTGCTGAACAATCTTCAGTATGCGTCCTATGTTGAATACGGCCACCGGCAAGAGCCGGGGCGGTTCATTCCCGGTTATTGGGAAAGTGACCGCTTTGTTTATGATCCTGACGCTGAAGGCGGGATGGTGCTGAAGAAGAATTGGGTGAAAGGGCGCTATATGCTGACAATTTCCACACAAGAGTTGGAACAGCAAGCGCCCGCATTGCTGGAAAAAAAGCTATACAAGTTCCTGAAGGGGTGTTTCGATGCTTAATGAAATTATCAAAGGAATTTCAATGGCGCTGAACACCGCCTTTGGGGATGGGTATGAAATCTATCAGAACGATGTAAGGCAAGGCTTGAAAGAGCCTTGCTTTTTAATTGCCGTTCTGCAACCGGAAATCACGCCCATGCTTGGAAGGCGGTCTATCTGGCGGCACCCGTTTGATATTCAGTATTTCCCGACTGACCCCAGCAACAATGCTGAAATGTTCACCGTTGCGGAAACGATGATTGAAGCCCTGAACTTCATCACGCTTCCGGGCGGTGATCTTCTTCATGGAACCAGCGTGAATTATGAGGTTGTGGACAATGTTCTTCACTTCTTTGTGAACTTCAACTTGCCCATGATTCGGCCCGCTGATGAAACGATGATGGAAACCTTGGAAACCGAGGTTGGAACAGTTGGAGGGGATTAAAAATGCCTACGACCAAAACCAGAAAGCCCAAGACGGAGGAAGCGGCCCCGCCTGTTTCCAATGTCCCGGTTTTCACCAAAAGAAATATCCTGACCTTCAAGCGGTACGCCAACAGGCGTGATCTTCTGTCCGTTTTGCTGAAGGACGGGGAGGAATACACGATGGAGCAGGTGGACAGCTTGCTTCAAAACTTTTTCAAGAAAGGTAAGGTGAATTGATATGGCCCTTGGCGGCGGCACTTATTTGACGCAGAACAAGATTCTGCCCGGTGCATATATCAACTTCATTTCGGTTGCGAAAGCAAGCGCCACCCTCTCTGATCGTGGTATTGCGACCATTCCCCTTGAAATGAATTGGGGGCCTGAAGGTGAAGTGATCACCGTTGAACTTGGGGATTTCCAAAAGGATTCCCAAAAGATTTTCGGCTATGCGTACACGGCGGATGAACTGAAGCCCATGCGTGAGATTTTCAAGCACGCCCAAACGGTTCACTTCTTCCGCCTGAACGCTTCCGGCACCAAGGCCGCTTGTACCTATGCAACGGCCAAATACCCCGGCACCCGTGGCAATGATCTTCGCATTGTCATTGAGGAAAACGAAAACAGTCAGGAGGAAGCGAAACTGTACGATGTTTCCACCTTCCTTGGCACCGTCCAAGTGGATCAGCAGAAGGCCATTTCCACAGCGGCTGACCTGAAGAACAATGATTATGTGGACTTCATCAGCACCGCCACCCTTGCCCTGACCGCCACCACCCCCTTGACCAATGGGGCCAACGGGACTGTGGAGGATGCGACCTATCAGACCTATTTGGACAAAATGGAAGCCTATACCTTCAACGCTATGGGTTGCCCGGCCACTAAATCCACTTTGGCTGATCTGTTTGTGTCCTACTGCAAGCGCCTTCGGGATGAAGTGGGCAAGAAGTTTCAGGTGGTTACTTTCCGCAATCTGGCGGACTTTGAAGGCGTGGTGAGCGTGAAGAACGGTATTGTTGGTAATACCGAAAGCGCCGCCCTGATTCCTTGGGCAACCGGTGTGGTTGCTGGAACCGCTGTGAACAAGTCTGCCACCAACATGACCTATGATGGCGAATATGAAGTTGATACCGACTACACCCAAACCGAACTGGAAAACGGGATTTTGGAAGGTTCCTTCATGTTCCACTTGGTTGATGATGAAGTCAGAGTGTTGGAGGATATTAACACCTTCGTTTCCGTGACGGATGAAAAATCCGCTGATTTTTCCAGCAACCAAACCATCCGGGTTTTGGATCAGATTGCCAATGATATTGCGGTGTTGTTCGGCACCAAGTACATTGGCAAGGTTCCCAACGATGCTTCCGGGCGGATCAGCCTGTGGAACGATATTGTGAAGCACCATCAGGAACTTCAGAATATCCGGGCCATTGAGAACTTCAACCCGGACAATGTGACGGTTGCCCAAGGCGACACCAAGAAGGCCGTTGTGGTGACGGACTATGTTACCCCGGTCAACGCTATGGCCCAGCTTTACATGACCGTCTATGTTCAGTAAGAAAGGGGTGTAGACAATGGCAACTGTAATGCACGCCAAAGACGCTATTTCCGCTTCTTTGGCTGAATGCTTTGTGACCATTGGGGACAACCGTTATAACTTCATGCAGGCTATCAACCTTGAAGCCAACTTCGAGAAGAACAAGACGGAAATCCCCATTTTGGGCAAGACCGGCAAAGGCAATAAGGCCACCGGTTGGAGTGGTACGGGTTCCGCAACCTTCCACTATAACACCAGCATTTTCCGGCAGATGATGAAGCAGTACAAGGACACCGGCGAGGATGTCTATTTTGACATTCAAGTGACCAATGAAGATCCCACTTCTTCCGTGGGCCGTCAAACCGTGATCCTGAAGGATTGCAACATTGACGGCGGTATTCTTGCCAAGTTTGACGCTGATGCGGAATACTTGGATGAAGATATGGACTTCACCTTTGAAGATTTCGAGATGCCGGAAACCTTTACCATGCTGGCGGGAATGGAGTAACACTGTCAAAACCCGCCCCATTTTGTTAATGTGGGCGGGTTTTTTCTTTTTTCAATTTCAAAATAGGAGGATTTTAGCAATGAGCCTTACCGCATTTCTGGCGAAAAACGCCCTGAAGGTTGAGAATGTGAAGTTTGTCCCTTCCAAGCGGTTTGTGGATGAAAACACCAAGAAGCCTATGGAATGGGAGATTCAGGCTATCACCGGCACCGAGGATGAAGCCCTTCGGAAAGCCTGTGCCAAGCGGGTTCCTGTTCCCGGCAAGAAGAACCAGTATCAGAAAGAAACTGACTATGATATGTACCTTGGGAAGCTGGCTGTGGCCTGTACGGTATTCCCTGACCTGAACAACAAGGAACTTCAGGACAGCTACAAGGTGATGGGCGCTGAAGCCCTTTTGAAAACCATGCTGACCCCCGGCGAGTATGCGGACTATCTGCAAAAGGTTCAGGAGGTTTGCGGGTTTGAAACCAGCCTTCAGGACGAGGTGGACGAGGCAAAAAACTAATTGAAGAAGGTGATAGTGAAGCGAATATCGCTTACTATTGCCTTCACGAACTGCATTTGACACCTTCCCAATTTTTCAACCTTGACCGTCAAGAACGGGCCTTTATTATTGCCGCTATTGATATTCGGGTTGAGCGGGAAAAGAAGAAGCAGAAAGAAATTGAACGGAAACAGCGCCGGGGCCGCAGGAAATAACTGCTGGCCCCGGTTTTCCTATGGAAAGAAGGTGAACCCCATTGGCAACTATCAGAACCGCTATTGCCCTGTATGATGGCGTGACAGCGCCCCTTCAGGCCATGCACAAGGCCATGAACATTGTGCTGAACAGTTTTGAAGCCATGCAACGGGCTTCCGGGAATTCAGTTGATGTTTCATCCATCCAAGAAGCCCGTGAAGAACTGGCAAGAGCCGGGGCCGCCTTTGATTCCATTGAACAGAATATCCGGGACGCTGGCAACCAGCAAGACCGCTTCAACCGGCGGATCAGGGATGGCACCACCGCCGCTGATGGCCTTTGGAGCAAGCTGAAGGGCATTGCGGCCACGGTGGGCGGATTGGCGGCGGCAAAGAAAATCATTGGAATTTCTGATGATCTGGCAAGCACACGGGCAAGGTTGAACCTGATTGTGGATGATGGCGGTTCGGTTTCTGAACTGGAAAAGAAGATTATGGCTTCTGCCCAGCGTTCCCGATCCGCATATTTTGACACCGCTTCAGCCGTTGCAAGTTTGGGAGCCAACGCCGGGGCCGCTTTCGCCAACACGGATGAAATCATTGCCTTCATGGAGCAAATCAATAAACAGTTCGTGATTGGCGGTGCTTCTGCCCAAGGCCAAGCCGCCGCAATGCTTCAGCTTACCCAAGCTATGGCCGCTGGTGCGTTGCGTGGTGAAGAACTGAATTCCATTTTGGAAAATGCCCCCGGAATTGCAAGAGCCATTGAAAGTTACATGGGCATTGCGGAAGGTTCCATCAAGTCTTATGCGGAACAAGGTTTGATCACCGCTGAAGTGGTGAAAAATGCCATGTTTGCGGCGGCTGATGAAACCAACGCCAAGTTTGAAAGTATGCCCAAGACTTGGGCGCAAATTTGGACTTCCATGCAGAACAAGGCCCTGTCTATTTTCAATCTCATTCTGACAAAGATCAATCAGATTGCCAACAGCGAACAGTTCACCAAAGTTACAGATGGGATCATCAACGGTTTGGCCGGGGTTGCTTCTGTGGCAACGGTGGTTCTTGATTTGCTGATCAGTGTGGCTTCTGTGGTTGTAGATAACTGGTCTTGGCTTTCTCCCATTATCCTTGGTGTAGCCGCCGCCCTTGGAGTGTACTATGGGCGCTTGCTTCTGGTGCGGGGTGCTGAATTGGCTTCGGCGGCTGTTTCCGGGGCTGTGGCGGTTGCCAAGGGCATTATGGCGGCGGCAACCATGTTGGTTACTGGTGCAACATGGGCGCAAGTAACGGCCCAATATGGCCTGAATGCGGCCATGTATGCCTGTCCTTTGGTGTGGATCATCATTCTGATTATCGCCCTTGTAGCCCTGTTCTATGCGGCTGTGGCGGCGGTCAATCACTTTGCCGGAACCAGCGTTTCCGCAACCGGCCTGATCTGTGGCGCATTTATGGCGGCACTGGCCTTCATCGGGAATATCTTTGTGGCCCTGTGGAACTTGGTTGTAGATGTGTTTGTGATGATCTATAACCTTGTGGCTACGGTTGCAAACTTCATCGGGAATGTGTTCAATGATCCGGTTGCGGCTGTGGCCCGTCTGTTTTTCGATTTGGCGGACACTGTTCTTTCCGTCCTTCAAGCGTTGGCTTCGGCCATTGATACCATCTTCGGTTCTAACCTTGCCGGTTCTGTCCAAGGCTGGCGTGACAGCTTGGGCGGTTGGGTGGATTCCACCTTCGGCAAGGGTGAAGAAGTCATGGAAAAGCTGAACGCCGATGATCTGAAGTTGGGCCGCTTCGAGTATGGGGCCGCCTTTGATATGGGCTATGAGTTCGGCCAAGGCGTGGAAGATACCGTGGGCGGCTTGTTCGACTTTTCCGCAATGGACAGTTTGGGCGCTGATGCGCTGGACGCTTACGGCCTTGGCAACACCCTTGATGGTATCTATGGGAACACCGGGGACACGGCAGGAAACACCGCCGCTATGAGTGATGCCCTTGATATTGCTGAAGAAGATTTGGCCTATATGCGGGATATTGCCGAGCGGGAAGCAATCAATCGGTTCACTACCGCTGAAATCAGGGTTGAACAGCAAAACACCAACTATATCAGCCAAGATGCTGATTTGGATGGGATCATGGACGCTTGGGCCAACGATTTTGCCACCAAACTTGATGTTTCTGAAGAAGGGGTGCATGAGTAATGGCATATACAATGTATTTGGGTGGTGTGCTTATGCCCATCACCCCTTCTAAAGTCAAGGTGAAGATCAACAATCAGAATGATACCCTGACGCTGATCAACGGTGAGGAAATCAACATTCTGAAGGAACCGGGGTTGACTGATGTAAGTTTTGATCTGCTTCTTCCCCAAGTTTCCTATCCCTTCACAAATGGCGGGGCGCAATCCGCCGATTATTATTTGTCCCTGTTCGAGCGGCTGAAAACTTCCAAGCAACCGTTTCAATTCATCCTGAACCGGTCAATGCCCAGCGGAAGGCGGTTGTTCTACACCAATTTGACGGTGGGCATGGAGGATTACCAAATCACCGATGATGCGGAAGAAGGCTTTGACATTACGGTTACTGTCAGCCTGAAGCAATACCGGCACTATGGAACCAAAACGGTGAAGGTTCAACCGGCCCCAACACCCGCAGAAACCCCCACCGCCACGGTGGAACAACCCCAGCGGGAAACCAGCCAAGCGCCCCAGCAGACCACCTACACGGTGAAAAGCGGGGATTGCCTTTGGAATATCGCCAAGAAGTATTTGGGGGATGGTTCCCGCTACAATGAAATCTACAACCTGAACAAAGATAAGATTACAAACCCGAACCTGATTTATGCCGGTCAGGTTCTTACTTTGCCTTCCTGAAAGGGGTGATTCCGCTTGTCCATTGAACTTCTGATTCAGAATGGTTCAACCATCTATTATCCGGTAGTTGAAGAAGGGGTTTCTTTGACATTAGAGCGGAAAGGTACCCCCGGCAAGCTGGAATTTACCGTGATCAAAGACGGTGTTCTGAATTTTCAGGAAGGAAACCCGGTGAAGTTCACAGTGAATGGAACCACCATGTTTTATGGCTTTGTATTCACCAAGAGCCGGAAAGCAAATAGCCCCACCATTGATGTTGTGGCCTATGATCAGTTGCGATACTTGAAGAACAAGGACACCTATACAGAAGAAGGGCTGAAGGCTTCTGACCTTCTGAAACGGATTGCAACAGACTTCCGTTTGAACCTTGGGAATGTGGAAGATACAGGGTACACCATTGAAACCATCGTGGAAGAAAACAGCACCTTGTTTGACATGATCCAAAATGCCCTTGATGAAACCCTTCTGAACACCGGCCAACTGTATTGCCTTTACGACAACGCCGGGGCGCTGACCTTGCAGAATGTCAATTCCATGAAACTGAACCTGTTGATTGATTCAGAAACCGGTGAAACCTTTGATTATTCTTCCAGCATTGATGAACAAACCTACAATAAAATCAAGCTGGCCTATAACAATGAGCAAACCGGCAAGCGGGAATTGTATGTGGCCCAAGACGGTGAAAAGATGAACACTTGGGGAGTTCTTCAGTATTATGAAGAACTTCAGACCGCCACCGGTGCCGCCGCCAAAGCAGATGCCCTTCTGAAACTGTATGATCAGAAAACCCGGAAATTGACAGTGAAAAATGCCTTTGGTGATGTTCGGGTTCGGGCCGGTTCCGCTGTGGTGGTTTCGCTGGATTTGGGCGATATTATCACCAACAACTATTTGATGGTTGAAAAAGTCACCCACAATTTCAAGGGGGATGAACATTTCATGGATTTGACCTTGATCGGGGGTGAATTTATTGCCTAAACCGACAAATGCGGTGGAACTGGTAAAAAAGGCCGCTGTGGAAGCGGTGGAAGCCGGGAAGCCCGTCACCATCCTTTTTGGAACAGTGATTTCCGCTTCCCCACTGAAAATTCAGGTTGACCAAAAATCAATCTACACGGAAAAAATGCTGGTGTTGTCCCGCAATGTGACCGATTATGAAGTTGATATGACGGTTTCCCACCAAACTGTTGTGATCAGCCACGGCCACCCGGTTACAGACACTTACACCGGGGGCGGCACCGCTGAAGAAATTGACCATAACCACCCCATTCAGGGGCGGAAGAAGTTCAAGGTTCACAACGCCCTTGTGGTGGGGGATCAGGTGGTTTTGGCCCGGATTCAAAAGGGCAAGAAATTCTTGGTGCTGGATCGGATTGCACCGAACCCGGCCTTGCAGGGGGAATGGCTATGATTCCACAAGTTCAGGATGATTTGCGGCAGGATTTCACCCTTGGGGTTCTTCCAAGCCGCACATTCAAAATGAACCATGATACCAAGACCATTACCGGCACCATTGACCAAGTGAGAGCCGTTGAACAAGCGGTTTTCCTGATCCTGAATGTGGAACGGTATGAATGGTTGATTTATTCTTGGAACTATGGTTTTGAGAAAAAGCGGCTGATTGGCAAGCCGGTTGATTACTGTATTCCTGAAATTGAACGCAATATCAAAGAAGCCTTGCTTCAGGATGACCGGATCACCGCCGTTGACAATTTCCAATTTGAAGTGAACAAGAAAAAGGTGCTGACCACTTTTCGGGTGGTCAGCATTTTTGGCCCCATTTTCACGGAAATGGAGGTGGAAATCTGAATGTATGAAGATATTACCTATGCGCTTTTGCTGAACCGGATGCTGGAACGGGCCTTGTCCATCAACAGCAATTTGGACACCCGTGAAGGTTCGCTGGTTTGGCTTGGGAATGCCCCCGCCGCCGTGGAACTTCAAAATCTGTATATCCAACTGGACACGGTTTTGAATGAAACCTTTGCGGACACGGCAAGCCGTCCTTATCTGATCCAAAGAGCGGCGGAACGGGGCCTTTCCCCGCAACCGGCAAGCGCCGCCGTGTTGCAGTTGACCATTACCCCGGCCACATTGCATTTGGCCTTGAACACCCGCTTTTCCATTGGGGAACTGAACTACTATGTTTCCGCTGAACGGGGTGAAGGGGTGTATGAAATCACCTGTGAAACGCCGGGTGAAGCTGGCAATGACTACGGGGCTACGGTAATTCCCATTGAATACATTGAAGGGCTTGAAACCTGTACGGTTACGGCCCTCTTGATCCCCGGTGAGGATGAAGAAGATACCGAGGTTTTCAGACAACGGTATTTTGACAGCTTGAACGCCCAAGCCTTCGGCGGCAACCGGTTTGACTATATCGAAAAGGTGAACGCAATCCCCGGTGTTGGCGGTGTGAAGGTTTACCGGGCTTGGAACGGCGATATTCGCCCCGCTGAACTGGTTCCCCCGGAAGGGGTTTCAGAATGGTTGAAAACTGTTCAAGCGTCTGAAGAAATCAAGGCTTGGTTGACCAAGGTTTATGAAGCCGGGATCAATAACAAGCTGACGGTGGGCGGAACTGTGAAGCTGATTATCATTGACAGCACCTTCAGCGTACCTTCCCCAACCCTTGTGGAACAGGTACAGACCGCCGTTGACCCCCTTCAGAACGCCGGGGAAGGCTTGGGAACCGCCCCCATCGGCCATGTGGTGAAGGTGGAAGGCGTGAAAAGTGAAACTGTGAACCTGTCCTTCACCCTGACCTATCAACAGGGGTGGGGTTGGGAAGATGTTCAATCCTATGTTGAACAGACCATTGAAGCCTATTTTGAAGAACTGTCCGAAACATGGGCGGATCAGGAACAGGCCCTTGTGGTTCGTGTCAGCCAAATTGAAAGCCGCCTGTTGGGTGTAAGCGGAATTTTGGATATTGCTGATACCAAAATCAATGGCCTTGCGGCCAACTACACCTTGAACCTTGATTATATCCCGGTTCTTGGTGAGATTACCCCAGCAACCGGCACCCAAAGCCTATAAGGGAAGGTGATTGAATGGATCGTAAACTAATCAATTACCTTCCCTATGTTGTCCGGGACTATGCGGAATTTCAGGGGATCACCGGAGCCGAACAACCGGAGTTTGAAACCGCTTGGGCGGCGGCGGATGATCTTCTTGCAAACCAGTTCATCAAGACCGCTGGCAACCTTGGGTTGTCCCGGTGGGAAAAAATCTTGGGTATCACCCCCAAGGGAACAGATACCTTGGATGATCGGCGGTTCCGTGTATTGGCCCGGTTGAATGAAGAACTTCCGTACACCTTGCCCCAGCTTCGGGTGATCTTGGAAAACCTTTGTGGCCCCGGTAATTCTTCGGCGGAAGTCACAGATTACACCCTTCTTGTGAAGGTTGGCGTGGCCGCAAAGAAGAACTTTGAAGATGTTCAAAACCTTCTTGAACGGGTTGCCCCGGTCAATCTGGTTTTGGAAGTTCAACAGTTGTTCAACATCCATGAAACCCTGAAGGGCTTCACCCATGCCCAGCTTGCTTGGTACACCCATTATGAAGTAAGAACGGAAGAACTTCAGGCCCATGTTCCCACCCCGTATGGTGATCTTCTGCCTTTGACCCACGGCCAACTTGCAGGGATTTCCAATAAATCTATCAGAAAGGAAATGAAAGATGGCTGAATACACCACCAATTATGATTTGGTCAAACCGGCCCAAGAAGATTTCTACAATGTGGACGATCAGAACCGCAACATGGATAAAATTGATGCGGCCCTGAAAGCCCATGATGATTCCTTGACCGGGAAAGCCGATCTTGGGGAGGATGGCAAGGTAAAGCCTGAACAGCTTCCCGATTCCACCTTTGACCCCACCCAAGATATTGAAGATGCCATTGACGAACACAACACCAGTGAAACCGCCCACGCTGACATTCGGGAAGATGTGGCGGCGGCTTTGGAAGCGTCCCAAAATGCCCAAGATGCGGCAGATGCGGCCTTGGAAGCCGTGTCCGGGTTCGTTTATACCATTGATGTTGTTCCCACCCAAAATGGCACCTTGACCTATAACGGACAATCCCAAAGCCCTTCTTGGAACAGCTATAACCCCGACACCCTGACCCTTGGGGGTGTGACCACCGGCACCGATGCGGGAACCTACACGGCAACTTTCACACCGAAAGACCCCTACAAGTGGACGGACGGCACCACCACGGCCAAACAGGTTCAATGGACGATCAACAAAGCCACGGTTGCGGCCCCTACCCAAAGCGGGAGCCTTACTTATACCGGTTCGCCCCAAAGCCCTTCTTGGAATGGGTATGATACTTCTAAATTGACCATTGGCGGCACCACCAGCGGAACCAATGCGGGAAGCTATAACGCCACCTTCACGCCCACGGACAACTACCGGTGGAGTGATGGCACCACCGGAGCCAAGACGGTTGCTTGGACGATTGGAAAGGCCGCTGGAAGCCTTTCTTTGAGTAAAAGCACTATGGATTTGGGCGCTTCCAAAATGACGGACACTTTCACGGTGACACGGGCCGGGGATGGTGCTATTTCTGCTCAATCCAACAATCCCGGAGTTGCCACGGTCAATGTAAACGGCACCACGGTAACTGTAACCGCTGTGGGCAAGGGTAACGCCACAATCACTGTCAGCGTGGCAGAAGGCATCAACTATACGGCCCCGGCCAATAAGACCTGTTCCGTGTCTGTGACCCTTCCCACCGCAACCTTGAATGATAACGATTGGGACACGATCAGCGAGGCAAGCGCCGCAGGAACAGCGGATGATTATTGGGCCGTAGGTGATACCAAGTCTATTGTGATCAACGGAAATGTGGTTGGGTTCGGGATCACCAATCTGACGGTGAATGTTTTCATCTTGGGGTTCAACCACAATGCTTCCCGTGAAGGCAGTAACCGCATTCACTTCCAAATTGGCAAGATCGGAGCCACCCCGGTTGCTTTGTGTGATAACAACTACAATAACGCCGGTTCCAGCCAAGGATTCCGCATGAATACCAGCAACACCAATAATGGGGGTTGGGCAAGTTCTTATATGCGGAATACGGTTTTGGGCAACGGCGGCACCCCTTCCAGCCCCACGGCAAACAGTCTGATGGCGGCTTTGCCTTCCGCTTTGCGAGCCGTGATGAAGGCCGTAACCAAGTACACAGACAATGTGGGCAACGATACCGGCAATGTTCAAAGCAATGTGACTTCTACCCAAGATTATCTTTTCTTGCTGGCGGAATTTGAAGTGTTCGGCACAAGAAAATGGGCCAACAGCTATGAACAGAATTACCAAGTTCAATATGCCTATTATCAGGCTGGTAATTCCCGTATTGCCTATCGTCACACAAGCACCGCTTCGGCGGTGTGGTGGTGGTTGCGTTCCCCTCGTTACTACTACAGCGGTAACTTCCTCATTGTCCTTACGGACGGCTCCTACACCAACACTAGCGCTTACGCTTCTGGTGGCGTGCGGCCCGGCTTTGCTGTCTAATCCCCCGCAGGATTATCCCGGCCCCATCCCGCCCCCGCAAGGGGGCGGAACAGCCGGGGTGAAGATAGCAAAATAATTCGGGCGCGTAAGCGCCCGACGCAATTTTTGAAAATTGGCTTTTTCCCGTTTCTGTGCTATACTAATCAGGATGGCCCGGAAAGGGGTGAACCAATGTCTGTACTGAAGCAGAAACGAACAACCAGCAAGGCGGAGTTCATCAACACCGCCAATCAAATCTATGTGGAAACCATCAATTTTCTAACCCGTCTTTCCGCCCGATATTCCCGGCTTGTAGCGGAACCCATTGCAAAGCTGGCCGGTGAGATCATCGACCATGCGGAGAAGGCCAACAGTATCTTTCCTTCGGACAACCAGCGCATTGAAATGAGGAAGGCCCATCTTCTTGAAGCACGGGCTTCCCTGATGGCGCTGGATGTTCGCTTGACCCATGTTTACCTGATTCTGAATCAGAACCCGGAAGGGGCCTTTACCACTTCCAAGGGGAACCCGGTGAAGTCACAGGATGCAATGGAAAAGCTGGATAAGATGGCCCAAAACTTGGGTGAACTGATCGACAAAGAAAACGAACTTCTGAAAGGGGCAATCAAAAATGTAACAGCAAAACAGAAATAATTTCCCATTAGGTGTGCAACTGATAATGAGCCTGTTGGCGGTGTGGTGGTGGCTTCGTTCCCCTAATTACAACAACAACAATAATTTCCAGAATGTCAACACGGATGGCAACAACAACAATAACAATGCCAATTACTGTGCTGGTGTGCGGCCCGGATTTTGCAAATATACACGGTCAAATGTAGTAACAGAAGGCAAACGGCTTTTCAGGTGAAAGACGACCGATGTAAAAGGAGTTGTACTTCCTTGGGTTTCAATCCCTAAAACTGCCCTTTGATGCCCTTACACGGACGCTTCTTGCATGGTGGGTAATCGTGCCTTAACCCATTTCATGTGTAAGAGCAAAGCATTTTAGACGGCACCCTACAACACATTTGTACAAGGGGCGAATACTTTTATTATGACAAGCCAAGAACGGCATGAAGCAAGGTTCCAGCGCCGCAAAGCAAAGCGGTTGGAACGGAAACAGGCCAGGTGTGATAGCCTTGGGCCAATGAATAAAGTTTTTTCCTATCGGAAGATGTTCTTCTACGGGAAAAGTGCTGTAACGGGGTGCGGTGGAAGCAAAGTGTTCAAAACTTTGAAGGCCACCTGTTTTCTGGTACGGCAACACGGCGGCGAACGGTGTTGGAACAGACTTGGAAGCCCAAATCCTGTTCCCATTTCACCCTTCGGGAACGGGGAAAAATCCGCCCGATAGATGCCCCGCACATTACGGATCGACAAATCCACAAAACCCTGTGCAATGAAGTCCTGATCCCGTTGTATTCACCTTCCATGATCTATGACAACGGGGCAAGCCAAAAGGGAAAGGGCCTTCATTGGCAGTTCAAACGGATCAAACAACAGCTTGGATGGCATTACCGGCGATATGGCCGGGAAGGTGCTGTGTTGCTGTTGGATTTGAAAGGGTTCTTTCCAAATGCTTCCCATGCCCTGTTATATCAGCGGCACCGGGAATTGATTTTGAATCCTGAACTTCAAAACTTGGCTGATACTGTGATTCAATATTCCCCATGCCCGACACCGGGCCGGGGCTTGCCTTTGGGCGTGGAGCCTTCCCAACAGGAAATGGTGGCGTTACCAAGCAAAATTGACCAATGGATCAAGTGTCAGGCCCATGTTCATTGCGCCGGTCATTAGATGGATGATTACTATGCTTTCTTTCCCACGGTGGATGAAGCAAAGCTGATGGGCCATGAAATTGTAAGGCGTTTTGAAGCCGCTGGAATCCGAGTGAACAAGCGCAAGTGTAAGGTGATCCCGCTTACAAAGCCGTTCCGGTTCTGCAAAGCCCGGTTCACACTTACCGAAACCGGCAAGATCAAGGTGAATGGAAGCCGGGATGGAGTGAAACGGGCAAGGCGAAAACTGAAGCTGTTTCACAGGGAGTTCAAAGAGGGAAAACGATCCTTCTTTGACATAGAACAATACATGGAGTGCCAAAGCGCCTATTACCGGAACTTCAACGATCATGGCCGGTTGTTACGGTTGCGGCGGCTTTACCATGCAATCTTTTTCGGAGGTGGACAATGTTTAGAATCATCAAAGCCGGGGCCGGTATCGGCCTGACCGAGAACCTGAACTACATCAAGAAAGCCGAAAATGGTTGCTACATCCTTTGCCCGGAGCATGACGCTTCGGGCATTGTTTTTGAGGGTGTGGCTTACCATTTGTTGGGCCGTGCCGTTATGGACGAACTGGAAACTGTGAGTTTGGAGGAAACGGACGCAGGAACCGAGATCACCAAAGCCACAGAAGCCGGTGGAATCGTCTTTGTGACCTTGGCGGAAGCCGGGAGCATTGACGCTGAAACGGCGGCGGAACACGCTGATTTGTTCGCTGAATGGGCTTTCCCTGTTGGCTACACGGTGGGGCAGATTCGCCGGTATAACGGAACCCTTTACAAGTGCGTTCAGGCCCATACTTCCCAAGCGGATTGGACACCGGACACGGCTTCCAGCCTGTGGAGCAAAACGAGTGATCCCGCTGAAGAATGGCCCGAATGGAGCCAACCGGTGGGAGCGCATGACGCTTATTCCAAGGGGGCAAAGGTGAGCCATAAGGAAAAGCATTGGATTTCCACGGTGGATTCCAATGTGTGGGAACCCGGTGTGTACGGGTGGGAGGAAAGCACGGATGGAGTATAAAACCTATGTTTGCCGTAAACGGGCAAGGTTCAAGGCGATTTGCGGACAAGTGAACATTCCGTATGGAACCACACTGAATGGTCAGGGTGGTTTTCTGATCCTGAATGATCTTCCGGTGTGTTCGGCCACCAGCCAAAACGCCTATGACTTCTTCACACAGAATGATGATGGCATGGGGCAGGAACGGGGCGAACTGTTGAACCGGATCATTCCCAAGCTGGAAAAGCGTGATGCCGGGTATCAGGCCCGGTGGGGGAAGATTTGGGAAGATGCCCTTTGTCAGAAGTACAAGCGCCCGGATCAGGAAGAACATTGGATTTGGAACTTCGACTTCTACAACGGCCCTGTTGAGGATTTGCGCTATATTGCCGCCCTGATCGGGGCCTGATAGGAGGGAAAAGCCATGACGATTTATCAGGTGTTGTGCTTGATTGGTGTTCCCGCCTTGATTTTGGCAGTATTCAAATACCTGTGGAGCCAAATCAAGCATAACACCGAGGATTCCAAGGCTTTGAAGGCCGGTATTCAGGCCCTTCTTCGGGCGCAGATGATCAACGATTTCAATAAGTATTCCGAAAAAGGCTATGCCCCAATCTATGCACGGGATAATTTTGAAAATTGCTGGAAGCAGTATCATTCTTTGGGGGTGAATGGGGTGATGGACGATCTTCACAGAAAATTCTTGGAGTTGTCCACCGATCCCCCGGAAGAATGAGCAGACGAACCAAAAAGCCAAAGCGTGAGTTTTCCAAGCTGATCCTGTATGTGGTGGGGGCCGTAACCGTTGGGGTTACGGCCTTCACCCTTATCATGGTTTGGAAAACTGAAAACCTTGAACCGCTGGCCTATTTGATCCCCGCCATATTTGCTGAATTGGCAACCGCAACCGGGTTTTACTATTCCAAAGCCAAAGCCGAAAACCGGATCAAACTTCGGAAGTTGTATGGCCCGGAAATCTATAACGATGCAAAGGAGATTTGAAACCATGCTGAACGCTGTTTTGAACAATCTGATCAATATTGGGTGGGCCATGCTGATCTTCCTGTGTGCGTACCTGTCCAATGTTGCTTTTTCCCTTTACTACAACATCAAGGTTTTGCTTCAGCCCTTCGACAGACAGAAAATGATCAATTCCGGGCTGAAGGTTGCCACCTTCGTTGTGGGCCTGACCTTGCTTTGTGTAGCAATCACCACCCTTCCGATTTATGCGGATCAGCTTGGGTGGGCAATCCCGGAAGAATACACAGAAATTTTTGCTGATTTGGTTATTGTGGGCGCTGTGCTGATGGTGTCTTGTAAGTATATCGCAGAAGCCTTCACCAAGTTCAGGGCCATTCTTCAGGTGAAAGGAGATACAGAAAATGAGTAATTCCCCCCTTGCAACCTATACCCGGATCACGAAAAACAAAACCAGCCCCCGGAACCATGCCATTGACACCATCACGATTCATTGTATCGTTGGGCAATGGACAGCAAAACAGGGGTGTGATTATTTCGCCACCACAGACCGGCAATGTTCCGCCAACTATGTTGTTGGTAAGGATGGTTCCATTGGCCTTTCCGTGGATGAAAAGGATCGTTCTTGGTGTTCCAGCAACGGCACCAATGACAACCGGGCAATCACCATTGAAGTTGCTTCCGACACCACCCACCCTTACGCCGTCACCGCCAAGGCTTATGCGGCCCTGTTGGATTTGGTAACGGATATTTGCAAGCGGAACGGGATCAAGAAGTTGGTGTGGAGTACGAACAAGAATGATCGTGTGAACCATCGGAACGGATGCAACATGACCGTTCATCGTGACTTCGCCAACAAAGCCTGTCCGGGGGAATATCTTTATTCCAGACACGGGGAGATTGCCGCAGAAGTCAACAGAAGGCTTCAGGGCGCTTCCAATGGTGGTGGGGTAGTAGTTACACCCCCAGCCGCAGAAAAGCCCACAGGCGGCACCATAGGGGCCACCGTGACCCCTTACCATGTGCGGGTGAAGATCACCAACCTGAATATCCGTAAAGGCCCCGGCACAAACTACGGTGCAACCGGCTACATCCAGCCCGGTATTTATACCATCGTGGCTGAAAGCACCGGCAAAGGTGCGGCCAAGTGGGGCAAACTGAAAAGCGGTGCCGGGTGGATTTCCCTTGACTACGCCACTAAAACCTGACCATGAGAAAAGGCCCTTCCGGTTCAAGCTGGAAGGGCCTTTTTTGCGTGTTTCTACTATGTTACTAATAACCCCGATTTCACCGAACTTCAAAGGGCTGAAATGTTCAGTATTTGGGTGCTTCAGAGCGTTGCAGAGTAGAAATATTTATGGTAAAATGATAGCAGAAGTACGCACATCGATGAGGTGATAAGATGCTGAACATTTTTTACGGTGATATGAAGGAAGCTGTGTATAATACAGCTTCCTATTTCAAATATGATTACGAGGAAGGCTGGATCGTTGACCCGATGGTCAAGGAAATGATTCAGGATGTAGATAGATCCACTGTGATTGACAGTGGTATCATTGACAGCCCGGTCTTGGGTAAAATTCCACCGATTGGTTTGTCTGGTGGCGTAAAGACACTGATTTTGGTAAAGTTTGAGCCGGAGAAAGTGTTCAATGTATCGACTTGTGGCAACAACTGTGCAAAGTGGCTGCTCAAAATTGCAGAGCAGGAGGATCGCACGGTGAATTTGCGTCACCTGATGGATTTTGGCAAAAAGCCATTTACAGTAAAAGTGCTGAATACGAATCAAATCGTTCACAGTATGGAAGAGCTGATTTTGGTCGCAGGTGAGTTTGTGTAAAGGGGCTGACAAAAATGAAAGGCATTCATAAAGTGGTCGTTGGCACAAAGTACCTGAAATATGAATTTGAACTGCGGCGCAACTTAACTATCATTCGCGGGGATAGCGCAACGGGTAAAACGACCCTCGTGGATATGATTCGTACACATATGAACGATGGAGAAAGTGGACCGGTCACTCTGAATTGTGACAAAGGTTGCTATGTGGTAGAAGGAAATCTTTGGAAGGGACAACTTGACAATATTCAGGACAGCATTGTTTTTATCGACGAAGGAAACGAGTTTGTCAAGACCAAAGATTTTGCACGTGCGATTCAGCAGACCGACAACTATTATGTCATCGTGACCAGAGAGGGTTTGCCGGCCTTGCCATACAGTGTGGAAGAAGTGTATGGAATCCGAACCTCTGGAAAGTATGGCTCGCTGAAACAGAGCTATCATTCGTTCTATCGAATTTACCCGGATAGTACGACTGAGAATATTAAGCTGGAGAAGATCTTGACTGAGGACAGCAATTCGGGTTATCAATTCTTTGATGCGGTCTGCGCAGAGCATCAAATGCAGTGTGACACTGCAAACGGAAAGTCAAATGTGTTTTCCTATTTGAAAGCTCATAGGGATGAAAAAATCTTGGTAATTGCAGATGGCGCTGCCTTTGGCCCGGAAATGGATAGAGTGTTGCAGTTAGTGCAGACAAGAAAAAATCTGGCACTATATCTGCCGGAATCTTTTGAATGGCTGATACTTTCCTCTGGAATTTTGAAAGATGCAGAGACCACACAGATTTTGCAAACACCATCTAACTACATCGATAGTAAGAAATATTTTAGTTGGGAGCGTTACTTTACAGAACTTCTGACAGAAAAAACTTCTAGAACGTATTTGAATTATACTAAGAAAACACTGAACGAGGCTTATTTGAATGATGGTACGAAAAATGCGATTTTGAGACAGATGGGAAAATTAAAGATAGATTAATCATTATACGAAAGGAGAACCTTTAATGGCTCTTGGTGAAGAACGATTTGTGGGACTTGCTGCGGATTTTGAAGGCAAGTTAAGAATGAAAAACGCAATCCTGTTCATTGGACGGAATATGAAAGAGGATGTAGTAAGACAAATCATAGGTTTGTACCCTTGGAAAATTATTGCAACAAGTCGAAACACACTTCCGTTGGAAGAACTTCAAGGTATCCATATTAAGATCTACAGCGATGAAGGCGACATTACGGCGGCAAATCTATGGAAAAATGATGAATTTCCGGTTGTGTACGTTTGGAAAAAAGATGAGTCGTTAAATGAGGAAGAATGCCAAACGCTTGAAATTACTGGAGAGAGTGAAGAAGAATACCGTGTTCGGCGTGCGCAGGGAATGATGAAGAGACTGTGCAAAATGATTGACAATCATAACGCGATGGTAGTTGTTGGATATGCCCCAGAAACAGACAATGATATGCCGTATCGCGCCTTTGCTACAGCAGTCTATAATGATTGCGCAATCGCAGACAATATTCAGTTTTGGAGTGAAAAAAGTGAAGAAACAAAACTGAAAAAATTGGCAGATTTGAAAGGAATAGAATTTCATACGGAGTCGCTGGATGAAGTACTTAAGGCGAGATATGAATGGAATCAATCTGACGAGGTGAAATCTAACGACTCTGATGCGCAATATGAAATTTTCTATAAAAATGGAAAGGCAGTTACAATTTCTAGCCGAGAATTCTTACCATATCGAAAACTAGCATTTGTTTTGACCGAGCAGAAAGTTTTTGCAGTGCGACCTTATGGAAAGGTAATGCAAGCAAAATGGTTCTATAATTTCTTGATAAGAAGTTCTGCGGATGGACCACAGTGGTATGGTTATTTGAAAAATTCGGACTTTCATGTTTCACGAGAATTTGAAATAGTATTAAAGTGTGCCGTAAAACGGGAACTGTTAGGAGAAGCAATTGCTGGTGCTGATAAGGAAATGCCTATTATTTTGTGTGGAGCGCCTGGTAGCAGTAAAAGTGTTGCTCTTGCAGCATTGGCGTATGAAATTTATAGTGAGCATAATAATCCTGTTATCTTTATTGACAATGACACGCTACTGTTCTCTGATAAAAGCGAAGAAGGTGATGCGCTGAAAACTTTGATGGAAAAAATTGATGCTTGTGATGGAGATGCCCGAATTCTTTTGATTTGGGATTGCTCATCGTATCGAAATGTTACCTCCAACGCACAGCATCTTTCACAGATGCTACTGAATCGAGGGCGGAGGTTTGTTTTGGTATGCAGTGCATATGAAACACCTGTTGAGAAAACAAGTAAGAGAAGATGTTTCTCTTATATAGAGGATGGAAAAAAACATTTTGTGCAAAGTACAGATGTGACATCACAAATGTTTTTGGAGAATGGCTGTTGCTATATTAACACTGACCGTGAAATGAATACCAAGGAAAAAAATGATTTCTGGGAAAAAATTAAGACATACTCAGGGATTGAAAATCAGAAATTACAGTTGGAAAAGAAAAATCTTCAGGATCAGATGGACATTTTCCAATGCTTTTATCGAATCATAAATTTGCTACGACCAAATCTGGAAAGAGCACTTGGTCGAGAAGAATTAATGGTCAATCATTATGTGGTGAAACAACTGGACAAGACGTTCTCACAAGAAAACACGAATAATTTGGGTTCAATCGCGCAGGCGTTTATAGAAGCGGGGCTTTCGAGGGAGGAAATGGAAAGTATCCGGCAACGGATTGAAAAACAGGCCGAGGAAAGTTCGAGCGAATATAACTTGGAAAAATTTAATGCGTGCATTGCGCTGTTTGGACGGTTTAAACTGGAAGTTCCATATGCGATTGCGGTATGGATGCTAAAAGAAAATAGTTATGAAAAAGATAAACCTATCAATGTGGAATTGTATAATGTTCTTACAACAAGAATTCCATGGATTCATTACAGTGAAATGAAAGATGGAAGTGATTACGCATTTAGCTTCCGTAACCCATTAGAGGCAGAGATTTTTTTGAGTCGGAATGGAATTAATGCAAATCAACAGGTTGAACTACTGTGCGAAATTCTGAGAGTATATCAAGAACATTGGGAAGAACTTCCGTCTTCTTTTGCACGAAACCTACAGCAACTTATCCGACTGATGGGGCCGAACTCACAGTATACAGCATTTCGTGAAAACGGTGAAAAAAGGCAGGAACATAGTGACATTTTACGGCAAAGTGAAAAAATTGTTCAAACATTGAGAACGGTATGCAATGTTGTTCCGGACAGGGATGCAGGATTTGCTACACTGTTAGTAACATACTCTCGTGAATATTATGGAAAAAAGTGGGAAGAACTTTATAAGTCTAAGCCGGAGACTTACACAGAAGAAAGTTATGAAAAGCGAATTAAAGAGTTGGAAGAGACCATTACTTTTGCAAATCGTCAACTGGAATATCTTGAACGAGGAATTGATGAAGTGCCGACAGGTACCAGAGAGAAAAAATACCTTTCGGATCAGAAAAACGGTTTGATTGTTGAAATAACTCGCTGCAATATTTGGCTGCAGAAAAATTATCGAAGATATCGCGATAAGTTTGGTAAAACCATGGGCATGTTGCCGGGATTGAATTATAGAGATATCTATGAGCAACTCTATAAGGCAATCCTTTATAGTCCAGAGAATGGCCATGTTTATAATGCACTCTTTGATGCATTTGAGGAAGTATATGAACACGGAGATCTGAATGAACAGCAAAAACTGAAATACTTAAGTGAAACAAAGCTAATTGCAGATGATTGTGCAGTTCTTGAGATTCAAAACAGGGGTGCGGATGACCACGATGAGATCCAAGAACACCTTCTCAAAATTCAAGAGTTCGCTACGGAGTACAAAGTTACAATTCGAGATGTTCAGAAAAATACAATGAAACCGGAGTTTGCACAGCTATATCATGAGATGATTGAAACGAATCAGGCAACGGCGGTTACATTTGTTTGCCAGCAAGAACTGGATGCGGCAGGTGTTACGGGAGAAAACAGGAAGCTTGGCGACTTAGAACTTACGAAAGAGCAGCGTAATACTTGCCGAAAAGTTGCAGAATTTATGCAAGAGGAACCCAATAAAACATGCATTCAGGGAAATTACTTTGCACTGAGTCTTCTCCTAAGAGCGGTATGGATGAACGCCACAGGTTACCGCCTGATGGAAAAAGAAGGACAGAAAATTCAACTCTTACCAACTCAATGGAAAGAGATAAGGCGTATCAGCGAGTTGTGCTGTGAAGCTGCGCAGAGCAACACTGTTGGAAATCGCGCACGGCCGATTTTTTCATTGATTCGAGCGCTGGCGGTATTGCAATGTACTCGCGATTTCAAAAAATGTGAGGAGATTATTCAAGGTATTGGAGTGGATCTCTTTACTAGATCTCCTAGAATGAGAGTTCCGTTTATTTATTGTGACCAGGATGGTCCAATTCATTATAATGGTATGATTGAAAAGCTGGAAGGGAGGACAGCTTGGATCCATTTGGAAACAGATGACCCTTACTTGAGTGGGATGCACAAGGTTCGTTACCGTATGGTTGGTGTAACCAGTATGAACAATCCACCCCGGGAAAACGAATATCTGCGTGGGCTGATTTTGGGAATTGGCTATAATGGATTCTCGGCATATAAAGATAATGGGCAGGAGCGGAGGTAAAAAATGGAAAATATTCTGTTTTCAAATACTCCTGCAGAAGAGTTGAATAAACTTGTCCGAACAAAAATAGCAGAGCATCTTTTTCTGATATGTCATTATGAGCCATGTGTGGATGTATTTAGTGAAGATGCAAAATTTGTGGCAGGCTGTTTGAATTTGTATAAGGCGGTAATAGACAGCAGCTGTATTATTCGTAAGCTAACGAAAAAAGGTTGGTTGAAGAATAATGAGTATCCGTGTGAAGCATCTGAAGATTTAAGGGCATGTGTTGATACGATTAAAGTATTGAGAACGGCTTGGGCGCACAATCAATCCGAAGAGACAAACGACATTGAGAAACAAAAATACGATCAATGGGTGCAGCGCCACCTAAGAAAAGAAAAACCAACAACGACGGAAGACTATGCAGTACTTCTAAAAAGCTTAGAAGAATTAGGGGGTGAGACTTATGAAATGCTCTGTAAATGCATTGAGTCTCTAGAAAAAAATCCTCAAAGGATGTATTTGATTCAAAGCTGGGAAAATGCTACATTTGAATGGTATACAAGCTCTGCAAATCAAGCGATTTTTTTAAATCAGTTATATGCTTGGTGTGCAGCAGATCCTAAATTTGAAGGACGTTCAAAGACTACATTGAAACGGGATGCGGCGAGCATGATTGAAGAATATTATACAAAAGGAGAGAAAATCAAACGATTGGAGGGTTTGCTAGAGTGCATAGGCCGGGCACCAAAGTTGGAAGATAAAATTGCTGAACTACGGGAAGAAAAAGCATTGGCTGAGAGAAAAGCTAAAGAGTACTCGAATAGCGCAAGCCCATGGTGTTTTCAAGACCTTTTGTTTAAGGAATTGGAACAAAAGCTACGCAAAACACTTGATGAGAAGAAGTGTTCAATGTTGCCGGAGGACCTATTACAGTATCAGGTTGAAGCAATTGCAAAAGGCGAAAACAGTAGTTCCTGAATTTCATACTGTTGTTCCGAACGCCCTGTAATTTTGGCACCCGCTCAGGCTGCCATCAAGAACCCCCGCAAGTAATTGCGTGAGCGCTTGAAAAAGCACAAATAAAGCAAACGAACCGCCCCGGTTTCCGTAACAGGAAGCCAGGGCGGTTTTTGTGTTGCAACGTACAGGAAAAGCAGAAAATATCTTTTACAGAAAGGACAAGCAAACTGTCCAACAGGATCGTTATAATAGACAGACAAAAGGGCATAAACGCCATCAAAGGAGAGTGCACAATGAAAAAAATATGGATGTTTCTGCTGGGCGCGGCATTTGCCGCCGAACTGTTTCTGGTTGTCTGCATGGCAAGCAGAAGTGCATCACCGCGTCAGGTAATGTACACTTTTAAGGATGATGTATGGGATGTGATCTACCGGCTGAACCGCAGATGGAATTTGTGAGAAAAGCACTTGGCTTTTTGGAGGATGGACAGACAAGCTGTCCATCTTTTTTTGTATACTGGGGTTGTGCAAAAGAGACAAAAATTTTGTAGTTGTTTCACAAAACAACAAAATTTCACACAAAGAATTGCGACTGTTGTTGCACTGTGTTACAATGAGCAGAGAAGGAGAATGAACCGTGCGTAATAGTAGATTAGACCGTATACTCTATATTCAGCAGATTCTGGTACAGGGCGGTGTGCTGAACAAACAGCAAACGGCTGACCGCTTCGGTGTCAGTGAGAAAACCATCCAGCGCGATCTTGATACCCTGCGCAGCTATTTTGCAGACAGCGAGCCGCGCCGGGAGATCTTATACAACTCCGCAAAGGGCGGCTACCTGCTGGATGATACGCTTTCCCGTTTCCTCACCAGCAGCGAGATTCTGGCAGTGTGCAAAATTTTGCTGGAAAGCCGCTCCATGGTCAAGGAAGAGATGTTCCCGATTCTGGATAAGCTCATTCTGGCCTGTACACCACTGGACAGGTTGAATCAAGTGAAAGACCTCATCAGCAACGAACGCTTCCATTACGTTGAGCCGCAGCACGGCCGGAAGTTCATTGAAAGCCTGTGGGACATCGGCACGGCAGTAGAAAATCACAATGTTATGGAGATTACCTACTGCCGCACCCATGATGGCGAGACCCGCGTGCGCACCATTGAGCCGGTGGGCATCCTGTTCAGCGAGTATTATTTCTATCTGGCAGCGTTCATCGAGGGCATCGACAAGGATAAGCACTTCCGGAACCCGCAGGATAACTCCCCCACCATTTACCGCATCGACCGTATCCAGAACTATAAGACCCTCGACCGGCACTTTGCCCAGCGCTATACCGACCGCTTTCAGGAGGGCGAGATGCGCAAGCGCATCCAGTTCATGTACGGCGGCGAGTTGCAGACCATCCGGTTCGAGTATACCGGGCCAAGTCTGGAATCCGTGCTCGACCGACTGCCCACTGCAAAGGTTTTGCAGGTGACGGAAAAGGGCTGGATCGTGGAAGCCGAGGTGTTTGGCACGGGCATCCAGATGTGGGTGAGAAGTCAGGGAGATTATGTGAAGGTGATCGGTTGAGCGGACAGAAAACAAATGTGCAGTAGCTGCACAGCGATAATAAAATATTTTGTAATACAGGAGGAACCATTATGCAGGCAGAAAATGCAAAACACGCAGCAGAAATGTTAAAGCGCTCCGGGGAGCTTGCCGGAACGGCAGCGGAAATGCTGGCAGGCGGTGCCGCCGGGGAAGCGGTGCAGCAGCTGCTGGAGCAAGCTCAAAACATTGCCAGCAGTGCACTGGAGCTGCTGGGGCAGTATACCGTGCAGAAAACGCCCCGCAAGCCTTCGCTTTTGCGTAAGGCGGCGGGTGCGGCGATCCTGACAGGGACTGCGCTGTACCTTGTGCCGGAATGGCGGCGGACCGTGGAGGACGCAGTAAAAGTAGTTGCAGACACAGTGCGAGACGTGAAATAAATAGAACGGAGGAAGTAAAATGAGTGCCCAGAAATCGATGATCAGCCCCTATGAGGTGAATGAACTTACGAAGTACTGCCTGAAGATCCTGACCTATACGGATGAACTGCGGGACGATACAGCACTGAAACAGGCTTATGAGAAAGCTAAGGAGTTGGAAAACTCCATTCGGAAACTGAAGATCGCCTCTCTGATGGAGAACAAAACGCTGATCTGCGTTGCGGGTATGCAGGGCGCGGGCAAGACTACCCTGATGAAGAACTTTTACGGCCTGAAGGACGATGCGCTGAGCATCGAGCTGGGCCGCGGCGAGCGCATCCCTGTGCTGATCACGGAGACGGATGTGACTGCGCCGGTCATGAATGCGATCCGCGTCCAGAAGAACGAGGCGGGAGAGTATGCGGCTGTGGAGTGCAGGATGGAGGCAAACGAGTTTGCCCACGCCTCCAAAGGTGAGGACAACAGTATCCTGTATCTGGAGATGTTTGTGCCCTATCGCCATACGCATAACTCGGCGGTTTCCTTTATGCTGCTGCCCGGCTTTGAAAAAAATAACGACTACTGGCGGGAGTTGATCAACTTTGCGGTCAACTCTTCGGATGCAGCGGTCTTTGCGTTCGACGAGTCCCGTTTCTCGCAGGGGGATAACTTTGAGCAGCTGAAAAAGCTGACGGATCGGTTCGGCAACAATATCATTTACGCCATTACCCAGTCGGATGCCAGCAAGGACGACAACGAGGAGGTGCGGCAGTCCTGCATCAAGGCGCTGGAGATCCCACAGGCAAATGCGGACCGCGTGGTCTGTACCGGACAGTATGATGACGAGAAAAAGAACGAGGCATGGATCGAAAAGCTGAAAAATGCCATTGAGCGGTACGCCAGCACTACGGATCAGTCTGCCCGCGATAATACCCGCTACCTGTATGAGGAAGTGGAGCATATCAAGGATACCCTGTATTCCATCAAGGAAGTACTGAAAAGCGACGACAGCGCAGCTGTTGCGGACTACAAGGATAACACCATCCTGAACTATTTTGACTTAGCGCTTGCAAAAAAGCGCAAAGAATATGAAGAGGTGCTGGAAAAAGAGTTTGAGAAGGGTGCCGGCGAGAGCAAGCGGCAGATGGAGAACATTCTGAACAGCAACAAGGAAAAGGGACGAAGCCTTATCTCGATGATCTTCACCAGAGGAAACAGCATCAAAGACGTTCAGGCGGCACGCAAGAATGTGATGCGCTCGTTACAGGTGTGGGACGGTGCATCGGATCAGCCGAAATATCTGTCGGATCAGTGTATGCTGAGCGCACTGGCGACCACGATGAAAGCGCTGGATACTCCGCAGAAAAAAACTGACCTTCAGCGGCTGCTTGAGAGTGAGAACAAGGACAGTAAAAAGGCTCTGAAGGCAGGGGGCGAAAAGAGCCTTCAGCTGACGAATGATGTCTGTGCACTGGTCAGCCAGCAGCCCCCAAAGGACTACGAGATCCAAACCCAAAACACCAGAAGGCTGATGAGCGCGCTGGTGGATATTGCCGTTTATTATTATGGCGTGCTGAGCAGCGATGATCTGGCAATGGTGTGCAGTACGGAAGGAAGACAGGTGGAGGGCTACACGCCCAGCGAAAGCAAACTGGAAATGGACCATATCCAGAATGGTGCACAAGAGGCATGGAAGCTCTTTGTGGATCTCGGAACAACGGGAGCAGGCTTTAAGGATATGGCAGATGCCTCCAAGCGCACCGGTATAGATAAGCTGTTCCGCCGTCCCGCCAAAATGAACAGCTCCTCTATGGGGAAATTCGCCGTTGGTCTGGGCGGCATGGCAGGTATGGATATGCTGGGCGATGCGACCATCAACATGATCCCGCAGATCGCAGCCTCCTTTGGCGTTTCGGTACCGGTAGTGGGTGCTGTAGCTATGGCGCTGATCGCGGGCGGCAGCGGGATTGCAGCCCTGCGGGATCTTTCCGGGGTGCAGTGCGAGAATCTGAGAAGGGCGAACACCGCGATCGACTCGATCTATACGGCACTGAAGGAAGAGGAGCTGAAGCGCTTCGACAAGCAGATGGCAAGGCTGCGGGACACCATCCAAAATAACCTCGAGGATCGGAACGGCGATGTGAAAAAGCCTATGAAAGCGTATAACGCCAAGGCGCAGGTGGATGCTGCTTTGGAACTGCTGCAAACGATCTCGGCCAGATCCAGAGGGGCGCTTTATGCGATGTGAGGAACTTTTTAAGGAAAGAAACTTTTGGCAGAAGAACGCATTTGACCGGATAAAGGCCAGCTTGCTGACGGCGCGGGACAACGCGTTTTTGCAATACGATGGAATGCAGGAAAGCTATCTGGTCGTTGTTTACGGCCCCTCCCAGATCGGCAAGACCAGCCTGATCCTGAAGCTGATCGGGATACGGGATGACGACGATTGTTTCCAGAAGGTCAGCCAGACCTTGCGCACCAAGGAGATCACGCGGGGCAACTCGTCTACCTCTACTGCCATCCTCTACGCCCGCTCCGATACAGAGCAGTATGCGCTTGCGGTGGAGGATGAGCCGGGCAAAGTTTCGGAAAAGCTCTTTTTCAGCGACGAAAAAGAGCTGGAGGCAAAGCTTATAGAGGTGCGCAGCCGGGTGGTAAAAAACAGAGAATCCGCGCGCAGTGTCCTGCATATTGATATCCCGCGGAAGTTTTTTACAGCGAAAACTGCGGCAGAAAATCTATATGTGATGGATCTGCCCGGCGTTGGCAGCAAAACGGAGGGCGAGGCCGCTCATGTGCAAAAGTTGATGCGCAGGTATCTGCCGGTTGCATAGGTGTGCCTTGTGGTATGTACGGCAAATACCATCCAGTCGCTGGAGGTGCAGGACGGTCTGGAACCGTACTGGCGGGACAAGCCGGGGCAGTACATCGTGGCGGCGACCAAGGCGTTCTCGCTGGGAACAGTCAAGGATTACTTTAAAAAGCCGCGTCAGCAACGCGAAAAAAGTTTTTATGACTTTGTAATGGAAACGTATAAAACCGAAACCGGAAAATATCTGGGCGAGACCAGCAAGGTGGAGGTGTTTCCCGTAGAGCTGGCGGACTCGTTCCAAAAGCTGTGCGAGAGTCTGGAGGAAGAAGACCGGAAGGAGATGACCGAAACCCGGGACCGTATCCTTCAGGAACTGCGGCAAAGCATCCAACAGCGGGAGGGACAGCGCTTTCAGGCAGCGCTTCAGCGGTTGCAAGGGGAACTGAAGATCGCCGAGAAAAGCAGGCTGGCAGAAAGCGACGGGCAGCTTGATAAAAAGGAAAAGGAGATCAAGGCCGAGGAGAATATCATAAAGCAAAGCGAGGATTTTATAAAAAGTGAGACCACCGGAGATAAGCAGACAGACCGGGAGGAACGTCTGCGGAAGATCAAAGGGCTGCAAGCGGCAAAGAATATGCTTACGGGCTGTGTAGAACGGTTCGGGAAATGCTGCAAGCCGAAGCTGAACGAGAAGATCGATACGCTGATCAAGGATGAGCATCTGTTCAGAACCTCCGGCGGCGGCCGCTATCTTGTGGACCGTGTCAGTGCGCTCAGGCAGAATGACTCAGACCGGAAGGTGTTTGCGGCGCTCCTTGATTACCTGCGCGAGAAAGTGTCCGGGGATGAAGGCTATCTGGATCAATATGTCAAGATACTGAAGGATGCCGGGATGTCGGTATCCTACAATAAAAACGCGCTTTGGCAGAAGCTGGAGCAGGACATCCACGAGGACTTTTATCAGGAGTACTACCCCAAACAGTCGCTGTTCCACAGAGAAAAGGTCTGGCTTGAGGATGTGCGGGAGCTGAACGGCGAGATCGTAGAAAAGGTGGCAAAGGAGCTGCTGAAATACGAAACAACATGGCTTGGTGAGCTTGAAAAAGTCCTCTGCAATGAGGAACGTCTGGAACGGCAGGGCCAGCAGCTGTTGGCAGAAAAAAGAAAAAAAGCCGATGATGCAAAGGCCCGGAAAAGCACCTTAGAGGCGCAGAAGGCTGTGCTGGAAAAAGCCCGGGAACACATTGTTGAGGAGATCCGGCAGGACAGAGAAAATCTGGAGGATTACCGCCGGATAGCCAAAGAAGCGTACACAGAGCAGTATGCTGGGATCGTACGGCGTATCCGTCAGACCCCGGGTGTTGCCGAAAAGACCAAGCTGATCCTGCTGCTGGGAATGCTGGAGGAAGATTATAAGGCTGCGATTGGAGGATGTCAGGATGAAATCAGTGCTGGAAAAACCTGAAGTGGAGCTGGATCAGGGATCCGTGGAGCAGGTCAGAAAACTGTTCAATGATTATGTGGTCGACCCGCTGGGCAAAGAGCTGAAGGAAGCTGAATCGAAGATCAAATCCGATGAAGAAACACAAATAGATACGCTCAAGAATGACCTTAAACCCAAACTTGACGGCACAAATGGCAGGTTGAATGATGTGCTTTGGGCGCTTGGCACGCAGAAAAAGACAGTGGATGCGATGTCAGGGGCACTAAATAATCTTGAGGAGAAGTTTGAAGATCTTGAACTGGAGGACAAGCTCACCGACCAGAACGAAACGCTGGAAACCAGCCTGACGAGCCATCTGGGAATGCTTCAGGATGCCCTGTGCGGGAGTCTTGCGGAAAACACCGCCCAACTTACGGAGCAAAGTGATGCTGACCAAAAGATTGTGCTGGAAAGAGTTGCAGCGCTGGAGCAGCAGCTGCTCACAGCGGTGGGTAACAGCAGCACCCAGATGACGGAGTACCACGCTGGCATACAGGAAACACTCACCGCCCAGAGCGAAACGCTGGAAACCAGCCTGATAGGCCATTTGGGAACGCTTCAGGATGCCTTGTGCGGCAGCCTTGCGAAAAACACCGCCCAACTTACGGAGCAAAGCGATGCCGACCAAAAGATTGTGCTGGAAAGAGTTGCAACGCTGGAGCAGCAGCTGCTCACAGCACTTGGCAACAGTAGCACCCGGATGACGGAGTACCACGCTGGCATACAGAAAACACTCACCGCCCAGAACGAAACGCTGGAAAGCAGCCTGACGAGCCATCTGGAAACGCTTCAGAATGCCCTGTGCGGGAGCCTTGCGGAAAACACTGCCCTGCTTACGCAGCAGAGCGATGCCGACCAAAAGATTGTGCTGAAAAGAGTTGCAGCGCTGGAGCAGCAGCTGCTCACAGCACTTGGCAACAGCAGCACCCGGATGACGGAGTACCACGCTGGCATACAGGAAACACTCACCGCCCAGAGCGAAACGCTGGAAAGCAGCCTGACGAGCCATCTGGGAACGCTCAAGAATGACCTGTGCGGCAGCCTTGCGAAAAGCGCTGCCCAGCTTACAAGGCAGAATGATGCCGATCAAAAGGCTGTGCTGGAAAGAGTTGCAGCGCTGGAGCAGCAGTTGCTTACAGCACTGGGCGACAGCGATACCCAGATGACGGAGTACCGCGATGATGCAAAGGCAGAGCTGGCAGAATACCAAAAGACGCAGCAGCAGTTCGCAGTGCAGAAATACAAGCTGCTGCTGGGCACCTCGCTGGCGTTTGGTATCGTGAATTTTCTGGGCATCGCGCTCCTTCTGTACCTCAACTTTATGCCTTGAGCATCTGCTGATGCGTTTTTTGAAAATACTTTATCGGTCCACTGCACTTTCAGGTTATTACAATCCCGGTCGATTGCACATACAATACAAGTATCACTTCACAAAACGGAGGGTACTTGTACTATGGTGGACTACGCCGACATCGGAAAACGCATCCGTGCCTGCCGCCTTGCAAAGGGCATGACGCAGGAGCAGCTGGCCAATGAGGTCGGCGTGGTGGTCACGCACATCAGCCATATCGAGACGGGCAACTCAGTGCCTAGCCTGAAAACGCTGATCGACATCATTAACGCACTGGACTGCTCCGCAGACGAGCTGCTGTGCATCGAGATCAAAAAAGCAAAGCCGGTGTTCGACAGCTGGATGACCGAACAGCTTGCGGATTGCTCTGCCGATGAGGCAAAGATCATCAAAGAAACGGTGGTCAGCCTGAAAAAATCGCTCCGAAAAGTGTACGGAAAGTCCTCTAAATACAGATATGACTAAAACTTCAAAAACTGAATGTCAGTTGGTAGGCATTGAGTGTCTGAAAGAACACCAATAAACAGAATGAACCGCCCCGGTTTCCGCAATGGAAGCCGGGGCGGTTTTTTATACAAAAAAGAAATCGTTTTTTTGTAGCTTTGATGAATTGGCGCAGAGTCATTGACAGCAGAAGGGCAGAAGCGTATCTTTGGAACAGAAGGCAGAACAGGGCCATAAATAGCAGTTTTCTTTACCTTGCAAGGACACTTTCGTTTTGATGAGGCACGACCCGGTGTGCCGCTTTTTTCATTTGCGGAGATAAAATGCAAAAAGTACGGATTATAGTACACATTATCTGCTATGCTCGGTACACGGAAAGCACACACCGGAAAAGGAGCAAAAATGCGCTGGACGTTGAATAAAACAAGGCTTTTGGCTGGTAAAACGGACCCGGAGAATACCAGCCTGTGGCTGGCGCTCTGGATGCACCTGTGGGATACGGCGAGCATCATGGAGCGGCTGGTCCGGCAGTGGCTCCCGGAAAGTGCAAAACGGGCCATGGGCTTTGAGCGCGAGGAAGCGTTGCTCGCGCATGCCCGGTTTCTGGGCGGGATCCATGATATAGGCAAGGCTACGGTAGCCTTTCAGGCAAATATCCTGCGCACGCTGCCGGAGGCGCGGCAGCGGCTGGG